GATGGTGTATATGCAACTTCAGCTCACGCATAAATAAATTAATGGGGGTTGAAATATACCCCCTTTTATTAACAATATAAAACTAAAATAAAATGGCTTGTAATTTAACAAAAGGTTTAGCGGTTGATTGTAAAGATCAGATTGGTGGCTTAAAGAGAATTTACTTTGTAAAGTCTTTTTGCTCTGATATATTAGGTAGAGCTACTTTTAATGCTACTAATGAGCTACAAATGGACGACGCAGGTTTTGAGAATTGGGATATTAAAGAAGATATAGGTAGTGGTGTAAATGGAGTTCAGGTTTTTCAATATGATTTAAGACCTAATCTATCATCAATGACTATAAACTTTAATAGTGATCCTGCTACAGGTACTACTTTCTTTGAACAAACTTTGTCTATTACTATGCAAAAATTAAGCGTTGCACAAACTAATGAATTAAAGTTAGTTGCTTATAATAGAGCGCAGGTTTTTGTACTAGACCAAAATGACAATGTATTCCTTTTAGGAATAAGTAATGGAGTAGATGTATCAGGTGGTACAGCTGTAACAGGAGCTGCTAAAGCAGATATGTCAGGATTTACTTTAGAACTAAGAGCAGAAGAAAAAGAGCCAATGATATGGCTTCCTGCAACACAAGGTCAGTCTAATGGATCAGGTAGTATTACTGTAAATTATCCATTTGATGGTTTAGCTGATTCTGCTAAACTATTAATCACAACAGGATAGTATTAATAAATCGTTACTCAATTAAAATAGGGTTATCTAAGGATAGCCCTTTTTTATTAAATAAACTTTACAATCACCAAATTATTATAAAGTTTTTTTTATAAAACTTACATTTGAAAACGAATTACAACTATTTATATATACTATTAAAAGACTAATATTATGACTTGGAAAGTAAAAGATCAATATAAAGACTATAAACCAATAAATATGAATTTGGCTTATGGTCAATTAAGGACTCATCAAATAGATAATTTAAGTGATGAAGTAAAAGAGAAGTATTTTGAACAAGATACTCCTAAACCAAAAAAGAAAAAAGTAAAAATAGAAACAGAATCTTATGATACCTATACTGATTAATGGGAACTAAAATAGAAAATGTAGAAGTAAATAAAGACTTGTATCAGGAGTTTATAGAAAAAATATCTACTATAGAAGATGCAGAACAACAAGAAGAATTAGTAAAAGAGTATTATAACAAAATATACACAATTAGAGATTAATGGCTACTTACAATTTAAAATATTCAGGAAGTATGGCTCAGTTGCAAAATGTGTATTTTTATGAAGATATTACATCTGCTTTAGGTGGTGATAGTACCCTTATAGATAGTGGAACTCCAGGTAGTAGTAGCAACAAAACTATAATGTTTTATATAAGAGGTAGGAAAACAAATTGGACTAGAGGGATTTCTGCTTATGCAACAGTTTCAGGGGGGTTTTATAGACCTACATATCTTCATAATGATAGATATTGGCTACTAAGATTACAATTTGTGTACCCAACAGCAAGTAATATTACCACTTATGATACAGGAGCAAACAGAGCTTTAGGGGGATTTGTTGCTCCTATAAACGAAACTTATGACATAAGTTTATATTATGGGGCTTGGGATGTAAAAACCTTTGGAGATGCTTTAACTAAAATTGATGGCATCAATATTGTTTTAAATGTAACAGTAGATGAAACTTTTTCCCATATAGAGACTGATAATCCTATTGCTTATTATAATGAATATAGCTCTAATGATGCAATAGAAAGACCAACAATGTTTGGATCAGCTTTAAATAAGGGTTTGCCTACGCTTTCACTTGCTGATGGTGGAGATGGTGATACTCCTCTTATAGTTACAGATGCTCAATATGGCGTACAAACTTGGACTCCATCAACAGATTAAATATGAAAAAGAAAAATAACACAGAAATATCAGTAATACATTTAGCAGAGTTTAATCTGCCACAGGTTACTGAAACAACTAATAAGGATTGGATTCAATTTGGTACTGATAATATGTACCCTCAATATCTACTTGAACTATATAATGGTAGTAGTATTAATAATGCTATTATTAAAGGCGTTTCAGCTATGATCTATGGAGAGGGGTTAGAGGCTACTGATAGACAAGATAGTGAAGAACATAAGGCACAATGGTTAAGGCTTACATCTTTACTAGGACATTCACAGAAAGATCTTTTAAAGTGCCTAGCGTTTGATTTAAAGTTGTTCGGTATGTGTTATGTTAATACGATATGGAATAAGCCTAGAACTAAGATAGTAGAGATGTATCACATCCCTGCTCAATATATAAGAAGTGGAAAAGCTGATGGTTATGGTAATGTAAATGAGTATTACTATTCAGCAGATTGGGCAAATACTAGAAAGCACAAGCCAAGAACATATAAAGCGTTTGATGAAAAGGACAGGACAAGTGCAAGTCAAGTATTATGTATCAAAGATTATTCTCCAGGAAGCTATTATTATTCGCTACCTGACTATCAAGGCTCTACTTCTTACATTCAATTAGATATGGAGATTGCTCAATTTCATTTATCTAATATAAAATCAGGTATGTTTCCTAGTATGGCAGTAAACTTTGCGAATGGTGTGCCTACAAGGGAAGAAAGGCGAACTATAGAAAGACAAATTAACTCTAAATTTGGTGGTAGTGGTAATGCAGGAAAGATACTTATAACTTTTAATGATGGAAAGGACACTGCTCCTGAGATAATTCCTATCAATGCTAATGATAATTCTGATAGCTACCAATTCTTATCTACCGAAACTACTAGAAAAGTGCTGACAGGACATAGAGTTACAAGTCCGTTGCTATTCGGAGTCAAGGGAGATGGTAGTGGCTTCGGAAATAACGCTGATGAGCTACGAGATTCTTTTAGTTTGTTTATGAACTCTGTGGTAAAACCAATGCAGAATACAATTTTAGATGGTTTACAACCTTTATTTTCTATTAATGACATAAACCTTGACTTATACTTTAAGTCGCTTAAACCTGCTGATTTTATAGACATACAAAATGTAGCAAAAGTGAGTGAAGATGAGCAAGAGAAAGAGGGTATTACAAGAGATGAAGAAGTGCCTGTAGAAGAAGTGGAAGAAATTAAAGAAACTCCTGAAGATTCTACAGAAGAAGTAAAAGATGAAGTTATGGATGAGCCATTAGAAAAAGAAGCATCCTATAATGGCGCTCAAATTAGTAGTGCAATAGATATTATAGCTAAAGTACAGGAGGGCGTTTTGACAAAAGAACAAGCTACTGTATTCTTAATCCAATTCCTGCAATTACCCCCTGAAGTTGCTAAAGGATTCTTTACTGAGGGTGATAGTGCTGTAGAAAAGTTGACAGAATCTATAAATTTAAAAAAAAAGAAAGATAATATAGACCTATCTGATGAAGATTTTGATGGTATATTAGAAAATCTAAATGGAGAACAAATAAATGAGGATGAATGGGAAGTTGTAGATGAAAGAGATCAAGGAAGTGATGAGGGTTATGAAGAATGGGCAGATAGATTTATACAAAAGAGAGAAGATTTTGCTGATTATGTAGATAGTAAACCAAGTGGTTTTAGTTATTTAGATAAATCTTATTACAAGATTAGATTTAAATACATTAAAAAAAGTAATAGGTCAACTAAAACAGGGGAATCAAGAAAGTTTTGTCAGAAGATGATGAGCAGAACTTATGATGGCAAAGTATATAGAATAGAAGATATAGATAAGGCAAGTAGAGAGGGTGTGAATAAACAATTAGGTCACAAAGGCAGGGCGTATGACTTATTCAAGTACAAAGGTGGCGTATATTGTTTACACGCTTGGTCTGAGGTTTTGTATAGATTAAAGAAAGGTACGAAAATTAAGGATGGTGAAATGCCTGAAAATATAAATGATTATAAAAAAGTAAGTAATATTCCTGAATCATACAAAGCAAAGCCAAGAGGTTATGAGGATTCTAAACAAGCGGCTAGACCTGGTAATAATTGGTGGAAATATCCAGGAACTAAATAAAAAAATATGGCAATACAACATACATTATTCATAAGTACGGACAGACTAAAAAAAGATTCAGCTCTTGGTGGCTCGGTAGATGACAATTTACTGCTGCCTTATATACTAATGGCTCAAGATAGGTACATATTACCTGTACTTGGAACTGATTTAAATAATGCTTTAATTACTAAAATACAAGGTAGTAGTTTAGCAGGAGCATATCTAACGCTTTTACAAACATACATACAACCGAGCCTCGTACAATACAGCTTCGCTACTGTACTTCCATTCCTTAGACTTAGAATGGTTAATAATTCTATAGTAACTATGTCAAGTGAGCAAGGCTCAAGCGTTTCTCATAGTGATTTAAAGCCTTTAATTAATGCAAGTATGGATCAAGCAGAGTTCTACAGAGAAAGGTTAATAGACTACATAAGGAACAATACGAGTAGTCTGCCTGAATATCAAACGAATCAGGGGTCAGACCTTCAGCCGACTTCTCAAAACTATTATGCAGGTTTAAATTTAGATGTAGCTCCAATGAGTAATAAAACTAAATCCTTTTTACAAGGAGCAGATATAACAATATGTTGCTAAGATATGCTTACAAAACAAAAGGAAAAACAAAGGAAAAATAACGAACAAAAATTAAAAAAATATTTAAATAGTTATGGCAAATCAAAGACTGACAGACAAAACAGCCCTGACCGAGCAGGTCGGTAGTGGAGATCTGCTAATGGTAGTAGATGTAAACGACACTACAGGTAGTTCAGCAGGTACTTCAAAAAAGATGGACTTTAAATACTTAATGCAAACAGATAAAATTTCTGTTACTAATGCCGAAATAGATTTAGCTACTAACCCTAAGACTTTAGTGGCAGCTTTAAGTGGTTATATAATAACTGTATATAATGTTACAATTTTAACTACTTACGCAGCTTCTACTGAGTCATCTACTGCGGATATAACCCTTACTTATGACCCCTCAGATAACACTAATTATTGGCTCAATTATAGGCGTTTTATGAATGGCGCAACTACTGATGCATCTTTTAGTTTTGGAGCTGTGCCAAGTGGGTCAGGTAGTTGTAAAACGACCTTACTAAACAAGCCTTTTCAGTTAACTTCAAGTGCAGATTTCAATGGTGGATGGAGTGCTGATGTTTATGTAACCTATGCTTATACAAAAGTTTTATAATGAAGATAACTCACACACATATATATTTTATATTAATAGTCTTTGTATTAGGACTAGGAACTTGCAAAGCTCAATTCTTTAAATATGCTACTATATATTCTTCAGGTAGTATTAATACAAGTATGGTAGAGGATCAAGATTATATAGCTATAAATAAAGGTTATGAAGAAACAACTCAAATCAATCCTTATGATTACAACTTTACAATCGGTATTAGAAAAATTGCACGTTTCAATTATGAACAAAAGCTTACAACGTGGTATTATGGTAACGAAAAAAGTGTTGCTGACAATACTACCATTGGTAATAATAATGGTTGGGAGTATTTGTTTAATTATTCTTTTATCCGTAATCGTAGTGAAGTATACACTAATAGAGATTTTTGGATTAGGTACTTAGGAAATAGCTATGTCACTAAAATACAAGCTAAGAATGATGAACGTAGAGATTTAGAATACATATCTTTTGACACAAGATTTAGAATTAATAAAGGAGCTTTTGATTTTACTATTGGAGCAGTTGGAAGAAATCATCCTGTTTACTTAAACACTATGCCAATAGAAGATTTTTGGCAAAGTGGAGAAAGTTCATTCCAAGAATTAGCAGAAGATTTTGGTTATTCTACTCAATTTGTTCAGGGTGGGTGGCATTGGTTTAATGATGGAGAATTAATAGCCACTTCAAATGATGAGTTTTTTAAGCATTATTTTGGCTCTGCTATAGCTCAGTATAACCAAGACCAATTAAACGCATTAGGAAGCGTTACAGAGCTTTCTGTGGTTATTGGTACAGCTTACTATTACTATAGTGACAAGTATTGGATTCACGGATGGCTAAATGTAATGCCTTTTCACTATGGATTAGATGATTATTCTTATGATTATCAGGGTACTCCGACAGATGTTGATTTTGGACTGGTTGCAGGATGGAGAATTACAAAGAATTTAGGTGTATTTGTAGAGGGAACTTATTTAGAGTATTGGGAAAAGCCTATACAGGAGTTCAAATTTGGGTTTAATTATTTAATATTTTAGTATGAGAAAATTATTTTTGTTATTTGTATTAGTATTTAGTTATGGATTTAGTCAAACGAATTGTGAATTATGCGTTGAGCAAGGAGGCTTCTATTGTGGAGATGATGAGGCTAATTGGACTCAGTATAGTCCACTTGGTTGTGTACCTAATGGCTTTAATAATCTCTTATATCTTAATGATGGTTGGTTAGATTGTGTGGATGGATCAGATGAGGATGGAGCTGTACCTACAACTTTAGAAGATTGTAATGCTTATAGTGAGCCTTGCGATACTACATTCGTAGAAGTGCCAGTATATATCTATGAAACTATATTCCAAATAGATACTATTTACAACACAGAATACATTACTCAAATAGTAGTAGACACTATAGAGATTGAAACATTTGTACCTGAGTACATATTTCAAACAGATACTTTGTGGCTAGAGGGAGCTTTAGATACTCTTTATATTGATGTAATAGAATACGTTGATGTTTTAGTGTTTGATACTATAATTGAAACAGAGTACGTAGAGTTTTTTACTACTGATACTATAGTTGAGTATGTAGAAATCATAAACACAGAATACATTGATTGTGCTACAGGTATGCCTTGTGGAAATTCTGCTATATTAGAGATACTGCAAAAAACGAAAACAGATAATAAAATATATAATTTAAACGGACAAGAGATATACAGGCGAAATGGTTTGTATATAGAAGATGGGAAAATTAACTTAAAATTAAATTAAAAAATGAAAGAATTAATCTTAAAATTTATTAAATCAAGGAAATTTTGGTACGGATTTGTAACTGTTATGCTGATATTATTCTCAGATAGCTTTGGAATTAGTGATACTAAAATGAATACTTTAGTTATTACTGCTGTAGCCTTAATAATTGGACAAGGAATTGCTGATAATAATTGTAAAAAATGTTAAACTATGGCAACAGAGGTATCTGAAAATAGCAAATTTACCCTAAGCCTTAAAAGTATTGGTATACTTTTAACAATGGTTGCAAGTTTTATTGGTATGTATTATTCGTTAAGTATGGAAATTCAAGAGGCTAAAGAACTACCTAAAGTAGAAATCCCTGATCCTGAAATAACAAGACAGGAATTAGATTTAAAACTAGAGCTTATTAGTACAACTGTAATGAGTAATGCAGAGAAGTTAGGAAAAATAGAAACGCAGGTAGAGAAAATAGAGGAGAGGGTTTACGAGCTAAAATGAAATACCTTTTTTATATATTATTGTGGGTAATACCTTATCAATGTCTGAGCCAATCGTTGATAACAAATACTGAGTTCACAAAGTATCAGCAATCCAATGAGCCTTTAGTAATTGAGTTTTGGGCAGATTGGAACGATAGTAACAAATGTCATTTCTTAAGCAGTCTAAAAGATTGTAGGGTGTACAGAGTATGTATTGAGGATTACCCTGACTTGGCAGAATCTTACAAGATCAAAGTATTACCTACGATAATTGTCTTTAATAAGACAGAAGCAATAGCAACATTTAAAGGGAATCTAATGTTTAAGCTAGATGTTGAAAAGAAAGAAATACAAGCTGTAATAGACAGCATAACAATCTCTAAATTTAGATAATGATACTTTCAAAGAACTTTTCACTAAATGAATTTACTAAAAGCGTATCAGCAATTAGAAATGGAATAGATAATAGTCCATCATCTGAGCATATTAGGAACATACAACTATTAGTTAAATACGTTCTACAGCCACTTAGAGAGGCTCTAGGGCATCCAATTAGGATTACTAGTGGTTATCGTTCAGAGGCATTGAATAAAGCCATTAAAGGAAGTCATAAAATAATTAAAGGAAAGTATGTAGCGACAAGCCAACATTGTAAAGGACAAGCTTCGGACATTCAGTTTAAAGTAGATGGAGTAATGGATAATAAGATAATTTGGAATAAGGTTATAGAACTAGAATTACCTTTTGACCAAATGATAAATGAATTTGATTACTCTTGGATTCATATTAGCTATAATCACGAATACAATAGAAAAGCTTTACTTGAAGCGTATAAAGAAAACGGAAGAACAAAATATAAATATCATACAATAGAAAAAGGATTATGAAAATACTTAAAACAATATTCGGAGGAGGAGCAGAAAAGCTAGTAGAGTCTGTAGGTGGTGTATTAGACAATCTAAGTACATCTAAAGAAGAAAAATTAGAAGCTAAAAGAAAGATCAAGGAATTAATGGTAAGCCATCAGGTAGAGGTAGAGAAGAATGTTAGTGAAAGATGGAAAGCAGATATGAACTCTGATAGTTGGTTATCTAAAAATGTACGCCCACTTGTATTAGTATTTACTATTGCTTGTACTATGCTACTTGTATTCATAGATAGTGGCAGTATTACCTTTCAAGTAGAGGAAAAATGGACAGATTTACTACAATTAGTTTTAATAACTATTATCGGAGCATACTTCGGTGGTAGATCAGTAGAGAAACTTAAAAAATAAATTATCAAAAAAGACTATAGACTTAGATTAACTAAAACAGAACACGACATTATAAAAGAGATGAGAGTTTCTGAGGGTGGCGTTGCTAATAATGTTTTAGTAATTGGAGATTTACACGAGCCTTTCTGCTTAGATAAATACTTAGAATTTTGCGTATCTAAATATGAACAATTTGATTGTACAGAAGTAGTGATAATTGGAGATTGTTTAGATAACCACTACAGCTCATTCCACGAGGTAAATATAGATGCAGATTATACAGGCAAAGAAGAGTTACAAATTGCAATAGAAAGGATAGCTAGATGGAAAAAAGAGTTTCCAAAAGCAACTGTAATAATAGGAAATCACGATAGAATAATAATGAGGAAAGCTCAAACATCAGCTATCCCAAGCAAATGGATTAAGAGTTATAAAGAAGTCTTAGAAGTACCTGGATGGAACTTTGTAGAAAGGTATGTAAAAGATGGTGTTCAATATTTACACGGAGAGGGGGGTACTGCAAGAACTAAATGTAGAGCAGATATGATGAATACAATACAAGGTCATTTACATACTCAGGCTTATTGTGAGCATTATGTAGGGCAGAATTTTAGAGTATTTGGTATGCAGGTAGGTTGTGGTATTAATCACGAATCTTATGCTATGGCTTATGCTAAGTATGGAAAGAAACCTGCTATTGGTTGTGCTGTAGTCCTAAACAATGGTAAGCTCCCTATTAATCTCCTTATGGAACTATGATATTAACATTATCTTGTTAATAAACTTTATTAAATATTTTATTAAATTGTAAAGAAAGTTTTATATATTTGTTGTATAATAATTAAAACTAAAAGAAATGAAAAATATAAATAAAATGTTAAATGATTCTATGAATAAATTAAAAGAATTACAAGAGGAACGTAGCGAGTTTGATAAATATATGGAAGAATATAGAAGAAAATCAGCACGTTCACAGGAACTAAATAAGCCTGAGTTATATAATACTATTAAAGCTAAATGGCAAATAGACTATATTGACTACAAAGGAACTTTCTTAGATGTTGCTAAAGATCATATTACTGGAGAGAACTTTAGTGATTTGCCTAGTAGTAGCTATGAGAGTTCACAATTTATAGGTACTAAAAAACAATTAGATGATATGCTAAGTGT